GATACACCGCACTCAAAGCAAATACTAATGGTGATGGAACTGCGGCTGTTGGTGCATACTCTTTGCAAGCAAATACAACTGGCGACAAAAACACTGCGCTGGGTTCGACTACTTTGTATGCAAACACCACTGGTTCATACAACGTAGCCATCGGGTATAGCGCACTTCAAGCCAACACCACAGCCTCATACAACACAGCGGTTGGTTATCAAGCGGGGTATATAAACACCACAGGTGCTGGAAATACTTTTGTTGGTAATCAGGCGGGATATACTTCAAACACCACTGGGAACGTGTTCAACACCTTTATTGGTGCAAGTTCTGGTGGGGCAGTAACGACTGGAACAAAGAACACCATCCTTGGCGTATACAACGGCAACCAAGGTGGCCTCGACATTCGCACTGCAAGCAACTACATCGTGCTGTCTGATGGGGATGGGAATCCACAGGGTGTTTTTGACTCCAGCGGTAACTTGCTGGTGGGGGCCACGAGTCTCCAGTTTACCTCTCGCCAAGAAATTACTCAAACCGGCACACCGGCTGTTGCTTTATTCTACAAAAATAATACCGACGTTAACCCAGCAGTACGGGTATGGAGTGGAGGCGCAACAGGGGCAGCTACCGCAACTCAAATAGCATTTCTGCGCGACACCGGAGCAATTATCGGCAGCGTTACCTCAACCGTAGCCGTAACAACCTACAACACCACCTCCGACTACCGCCTAAAAACAGTTGTTGGCCCCGTAGTTGGTGCTGGTCAACGCATTGATGCTCTTAAACCAATAGATTACCTGTGGAAAGAGGGTAACGTGCCTGCCCGAGGTTTCTTGGCTCACGAATTCCAAGAGGTCTATGCAGGCAGCGTAAGCGGCATTAAAGACGCTGTGGACGCTGACGGCAAGCCCATGTACCAAGCCATGCAAGCAAGCACCTCTGAGGTCATTGCTGACCTTGTGGCTGAACTCCAATCCCTCCGCGCCCGTGTGGCACAACTTGAAAGCAAACTATGACAAATTTCACCACAACCATCACCGCCATGTACACCCTGCAACAGCCTGACCCCAACTATGTGGTCAACGCAATCTGGCAAGTCACAGGTGTAGATGGCAGCAACACCGCCAGCATCGGCGGCAACACGCAGTTTGACTCCCAGCAAGCCACACCGTTCATTCCCTACGACCAACTGACCGAGGCAGTGGTCATCGGCTGGATTCCAGAGTCTGCCATCACCAGCGCACAAGCCTGCGTACAGGGCCAGATTGACTCAATGATCACCCCGCCTGTCAGCCCTGCCAACACCCCCCTGCCTTGGAGCCAAGCATGACCCTAGACCTCGACGTAAACGAAATCAACTTTGTCCTGCAAACTTTGGGGCAGCTACCCTCATCCAGCGGCGTGTGGCCCCTGATCGTCAAGATCAAAGAGCAAGCCGAAGCGCAAGTGGAAGCGCCAAAACCCGGCCTTAACGACTAATGAAGCCTGCCCCGTTCCCCGTTCTGCTTTTCTTGAAAGCCAGCAACTCGTTGGCAATCACCATGCCGTGGAAGACCGTCTACTGCCGACCCGGACAGGAGGGCAACTTGCCTCTGGCAGCGCATGAGGCTGTGCATTGTGAGCAGATTGAGCGGGACGGGGCTATCAAATGGACGGTCAAGATTTTCTGGTACCTGCTGCGCTACGGCTACATCAACAGCCCCTACGAGGTAGAGGCCCGATTGAAAGCCGGGTACTGACATGGAACTCTTCGACTTGCTTTCAAAAAGCTGGCCGATACTGCTGGCGTTGATCACGCTGATCATCGTGCTGAGTAAACTGGACTTGCGAGTGGCAGTCTTAGAGGAAAAGATCAAGACCCTGTTTGAGTTGTTTAACCGGAAAGACAAATGAAAGCCAAGCTCACTTTTGCCGTCACGCTGATGGTCAGCTTTACCCTGTGCATCGTTGTAATCGGCATGGTAGCGGTGCTGATGACTGGCTTGTTCGACGAGAAAGTGGACAACTCGGAAATCTTCAAACTCATCTCCCCAGCATTTCAAACCATCGTTGGTGGTTTTATCGGTTTGCTTGCAGGTGTAAAACTGTCTCACGATGAAGAGGAAACCAAATAATGGATCAACTGTTTAACCTACTCAAAGGCTTCGCCCCTGCCATTGCTACTGCGGTAGCTGGCCCCCTTGGTGGCGCGGCGGTGTCGATGATTGCCAAGAAGTTTGGTGTCGAGGACTCGGTGGCTGCTGTAGCACAGGCTATTGCCGGTGACCCCAAGGCAGAAGAAAAGCTGCGGGAACTAGACCTTGAGTACGCCAAGCTGCACCTTGAGAACGTCAAGGGAGCGCGGGATATGCAGACTGCCGCTTTAGCTCAGTCGGATGTGTTCTCCAAGCGGTTCATTTACTACTTCGCTGCCTTCTGGTCGGTCTGCTCTGTTGTTTACATCGGCTTCATCACCTTCGCTACGATCCCGGCACCGAACGTGCGGTTTGCCGACACCATCCTTGGCTTCCTGCTTGGCACCGTCGTGGCAACCATCCTTAACTTCTTCTACGGCACCAGCAAGTCGAGCCAAGACAAGACCGACAAGATGGCTGAGATGGCAAAGGAAATGCGGTGAACCTCACGCCCCATTTCACGCTTGAAGAACTGACGCACACCGACCATCGGACGCTGGACAACACGCCCAATGATTCAGAACAAGCAAATCTACAACGATTGGCTAAATTATTGGAGTTGGTCAAGGTGGCGCTTGGAGGTAAACCCGTCATGGTCAACTCCGCCTTCCGATCTAAAGCGGTCAACGACGCCGTTGGCTCTAAAGATACATCCCAACACCGCTTGGGCTGCGCTGCTGACATCCGTGTACCCGGCATGACCCCGGACCAAGTTGTACGCGCTATCATGGGCCACGGGCTGTACTTCGATCAGATCATCCGCGAGTTCGACGCTTGGACGCACATCAGCATTCCAAACACCACAGCCCTGCTCCCCCGCCGACAGGCGCTTATCATTGACAAGCTGGGAGCGCGAGTTTTCGTTTAGCCCAATATGCTTTTTTATTTTCCGACAACTTTTCACGGTATTCTGGGGTATCCCACATGCTGCGTTTAGCTTTGTACTCAGGAGAATTCAACGTGGCCTTTAACCGCGCTTTGCGTTGGGCCAAGGCTACAGGGTCGGTCATTTTCTCAGCCCTCTTGGGTTGCGCTGATCGAATACCTGTAATCCGCTTGGCATCAAACTCGGCATCTTTGCCGTTGCGTTCTCCCCAGCCTTTCATGTTGGGGTTAGCCGTTAGGTTTTTACGCAAAAGCTCCTTGGTGCTTTCTTGGAGGGAGCGGGTCTTTCCCGTCTTTGCCTCTATGGTTTTGCTTCTATGGGTTTCGTCTGCCCACAACGCTTTCAAACGCGCTTTTGTAGCTGAGGTAGTTTCATGAAACTCTCCCCCCACAGATATGTTTGTCAGGGTTCCAGAGCCATCAACAAGCCGCCCGTACCTAGCTATGAGCGATTGCTCTAAAACCTTCGCTGCGGTAACATCAGGCACTGTATGAAGCTCAATAACCACATTATCTGCCCCAAGTTCTTGCACTTTAAGAGCGCAAATTTTATTGCGGTGGCCGATGCTTTTTGGGCTAGGGCGGCGCACGTTTTGCCCCATTCCAACGTAAAACGGGATTCCAGTGGGGTCTTTCCAAACGTATACAAACATAGTGTTCTCCTTGTAGAGTGGGGATTCTAACATGCCATTGCAGAAAATTGTGTTGAAAAGTGGCGTGAATCGTGAAAATACGAGATACACCAATGAAGGCGGCTACTATGAGTCGGATAACATCCGGTTTCGGCAAGGCACACCTGAAAAGATAGGCGGCTGGCTGCGTATCTCCGCGAACACATTTCTTGGGGTCTGCCGCTCCCTCTGGAACTGGGTCACGCTGGGTTCTCAGAATCTGCTGGGGGTCGGCACCAACCTGAAGTTCTACATATCCAACGGCGGGGCTTACTATGACATTACGCCCACCCAGACCGTCCACACACTGACAGGCCCGTTCACCACAAACGGCACTACCACGGTCACAGTCACGGATGCCGGTGGGGGATACATCAACAACAGCTACGTGACGTTTACAGGCGGCACCGCTGTTGGCGGCGTACTCATAACTGGGGAGTACCTGATAACGTACTCGTCAGGTTCCACCTACACCATCACTGTCGCAACTGCACCAACGGCAGCGTCTGGTGGCGGGACGGTCTACGCTGTGTACCAGATCAACCCCGGCCCAAGTTATGCGGCTCCCCTGTCTGGATGGGGTTCTGGCGCTTGGGGTTCTGGGACTTGGGGTAACAGCGCGTCTTCTGCGGACTCCTTGCGGATTTGGAATCAGTTCAACTTTGGTGAAGATTTGCTGTACGGCCCACGGGGTGGGCCGCTGTACTACTGGGACGCCACTATTGGATACCTAGCAGCCCCAGTCACCATGACGATTGCCAGCCCTTGCGTTGTCACTACCACACTGAATTTGCCTGATCTGACGCCAATTGTTTTTGAGACCACCGGGGCACTGCCTACGGGGCTGCTGGTAGGCACAACCTACTACACCCGGTATGTGTCCGCCACTACGTTCAATTTGTCTTTGACCCCCACAGGGGCGCTCATCATTACTTCGGGGAGCCAATCGGGTGTGCAGACCATATCCCAAAGAGGTGTTTTGTTGTCTGCGCTGGCAACAGCAAGCAATGTCCCAGCAAGTCAAATCTTCTTCCTTGTTTCCGATGCCAGCCGGTTTGTAATTTGCTTTGGAACGAACGACATTGGCTCCTCCACAGTCAATCCAATGCTGGTTCGTTGGTCAGACCAAGAAGACCCAACCATGTGGACGCCAGCCATTACAAATCAGTCAGGCAGTATTATTCTGTCTCATGGCTCCACCATTGTCACTGCCATTCAGAGCAAGCAAGAGATTGTGATCTTCACAGATGCGGCATTGTATTCACTTCAGTATCTCGGACCACCTTATGTCTGGGGGTCACAGCTACTTGCTGACAACACCTCTCTTGCTGGCCCAAATGCAGTGGCTTTAGCGGCGGGGACCATTTACTGGATGGGCGTAGACAAGTTCTACAAGTACGATGGACGGCTACAAACCCTCAACTGTGACTTACTCAGGTATGTTTACAACGACATTGATCGAACGCAGTTTGAGCAGGTCTATGCCGCCACCAATGAGGGGTTCAATGAGGTATGGTGGTTCTACCCCAGTCAAGGCTCAACAACCAACGACAGCTATGTGGTCTACAACTACCTAGAGAATGTCTGGTACTACGGCTCTATGGCCCGTACCGCATGGCTGGACAGCGGCCTTCAAGACTACCCCGTTGCAGCCACCTACAGCAACAACCTTGTTAATCACGAAGTAGGCGTGGACGACGGCACAGCCGCTACCCTTGTGCCAATCAATGCGTTCATAACCTCATCCCAGTTTGATATTGGAGATGGGCACAACTTTGCGTTTGTCTGGAGGATGCTGCCTGACCTGACCTTCAACGGCTCCACGAACGGAGCGACACCCAGCCTGACCATGCAGCTTTTGCCTTTGCAGAACTCGGGCTCTGGTTTTAACAGCCCCAAGTCAGTCGGTGGCGACAGCAGCAGCGCAGAAGGAACAGTCACAGCCACCCAGACCTACCCCATTGATCTGGACACCTACAACGGGCAGTTGAATATTCGGGTCAGGGCAAGGCAGATGGCTATGAAGATAAGTTCAAGCACCCTTGGCACACAGTGGCAGATGGGCGCTCCAAGAATTGACATCAGGCCTGATGGTCGAAGGGGTGGTTGATGGCACAAAAGAACGTAGTAGCCCCCCGGCTACCTAGCCCCCCACAGGAGTACGACCCGGTTTACATGAACCAGTTGTTGAGCTTGTTGCGTCTGTACTTCAACCAACTGGACAACGCAGGGCCGATGGCAGGTTCTACCCAAACCAACGGAACCACTGTAGTATCGGGTTTGAGTTTCTTCCCTACGTCTGGCACAGACCCCAGCTTGCCCACAGACGCTGACTTTGCCAATTTGCGAATCGGGGACGTTTACAGAGACACCACTACGGGTGCCACCATCAACAGCCAAGTGCTTCGAATAAAGACTGCGGTGTAGGATACAACCATGAACATTGCAGAAGCACAAGCAAACTACAACGCAGCCGTTCAAGCGCTGAATTCTGCTGGCGGCGGCGAGGACCAAGGTCCGGCAATGGCTAACTACCAAGCGGCTAAAAACGCGCTGGATGCGGCTAAAAATGCTCCTCCGCCTGCTCCCACGCCTGCTCCCGCTCCCGCCCCCGCTCCCGCCGCAACCCCAACCGGGAGCGGCTCGGCAAGTACGCCCGGCGCAGCACCCGCTTCTACGGCCGCCATTCCATCGAACGACCGCATCATGAGCGCCAGGGGTTCGGTGTTTGCCGAACCGCGTACCAACCAGGTTTTTGTGACCGACACCGCAGCGAGCATGGACCGGGTGCAGCAGTTCATTGCCAAAATTGATATTCCCCTGCGCCAGGTTTTGATTGAGGCGCGTCTCGTGGTGGCCAGCGAAGATTTCGGGAAATCACTGGGTGTGAAGCTCGGTGGAATTGACGCAGGAGGCGGATCCTTAATCGGTGGCGAGATGAAATCCACTTTTGGGACCAATTTGAACAACTCGATTGCGGCATCCGGTCTCACGAAAAATACCATCTCGGCCACGGACACATTTTTGAATCTCCCGGCTTCATCTTCCGCCGCAGGCGTGCCCTCTATTGCGTTCACGCTTTTTAGCTCGGCGTCCAGCCAGCTGATCGGCCTGGAACTGCAGGCCATTGAAAACAACTCCACGGGCAAGGTGGTGTCGAGTCCGCGGGTCCTGACCATGGACCAGCAAGCGGCTATTGTTTCGCAGGGAACCCAGATCCCCTACACCTCCACGTCGACCAATGGAACCACCACTACATTTCAAAACGCCAATCTCAAGCTCGAAGTCACGCCACAAATCACACCCGATGGAACCCTGATCCTGACCTTGGATGTGACCAAAGATTCATTGGGCATACTGACCACCAGCGGCTATGCGATCAACACCAAGCACGTCAAAACCCAGGCCTTGGTGGAAAACGGCGGTACTGTGGTGATCGGCGGAATTTACGAACTCGAAGAGAACAGTTCAGAGAATAAGGTGCCGTTTTTTGGCGACATCCCGATCATTGGGAACTTGTTTAAAAACAGTGCCAAAAGCATCAGCAAAAAAGAGTTGTTGGTTTTCGTCACCCCCAAAATCGTCTTGGAAAAGAATTTCACCGCGCCCTGAGCGGCCAGGATCAGGGGTGCCCCAGGCCAAGGGCTTAGACGGGATCCGCGATGGGCGAAAATAGGGGAGACGCTCAGTCAGCGCCGCCGCAAAAATCCCATGCCTCCATCCTCCAACCCGCCCGCTGCTTTGCGCCGCCCCATGATTTTCCTGGTGGGTTTGCCTGGCTCTGGCAAGTCGACGGTGGGCCGCCAACTCGGACGCCGCTTGCGAATCCCGTTTATCGACTCCGACCAGGCGATTGAGATGCGCCTGGGTTGCACCATCCGCGCGTTCTTTGAGCGCGAAGGCGAAGCGGCTTTTCGCGACGTGGAGGCGCAGGTGATTGACGGCCTGACCTTGGATGGCCCCCGCATTCTGGCGACGGGTGGCGGTGCGGTTCTGCGGTCGGAGAATCGTCAGAGCCTGCGCGAACGCGGCTATGTGGTGTACCTGAAGTCACAACCCGAGGAGCTGTTGCGCCGGGTCCGCCATGACGCCAAGCGTCCGCTGTTACAGGTCGCTGATCCTTTGCAGCGCTTGCGGGAGTTATTCGATATCCGTGACCCGCTGTACCAGGAGGTTGCGCATTGCACGGTAGAGACCGGTCGGCCATCGGTGGGTAATCTGGTGCAAACCGTGATGGCGCAGTTGGCGCTCGACGGTTTGATTGACGCGCCCGATGCGGCGGGGCCGGCGCGGGCCAGTTGACGCAGGGCGTCGCCTCGCGCGCATGCACTTGCGCTTGCGCCTAAACTTGAGCCCATGTCCACCCCCGCTTTTTCTTCCCCATCCAGCGTTGCAATTGACCTTGGTGAACGCAGCTACGCGATCGCGATAGGCACGGGTTTGATCGGCCAGGAGGCTACGGATGTGGATCTCCCGCGCGCCCGCCCGGCGCCCACCGGCCGCAGCTCCACGGCACGCGGCTCGAGGAGGTAGGCGCCGACG